ATCGCCATAGACATATCAATACCCATGACGGATGCCATATCCGCAGCACGTTGCATTGCTTTTTTAGTGAGTTCCAGTGATTTTTGTTGTTCAATGCCACTACCTTGAAACAATGCCCCCATTTTGTTGGCTGTGGCGAGATATTGGCTTTGAGACACACCGAGGTTTTTATAAGCCTCCTCTCCAGACTTCTGAATGGAGCTAGCATACTTTCCAAATACAGCTTCACTGCCACCGAGGTTTTGCTCTAGTTCGCCAAATTGTTGAACGACATCTTTACCCAGTTTAATTGCCACAGCACCTATGGCAACAGTAACAGCACCCATTGCCACACCGATGCCTTTAAGGACTCCACCCATCTTTTCAAACTTACCACCGGACTTCTCAGCTTCATCACCTGTTGCTTTCAGTTCATCACCAAGCTCATCGATATTCTCAGTAGTCTCTGCAAGTTCACGCTCCATTCCGTTAAGTTCAGCCTGAGCCTTATTTAGCTGTATCTGCCAATTCTGTGTACGGCGGTCGTTTTCGCCAAAAGAGGAAGATGCATTGTCAAGTGCAGCCTTGAGGGTAGAGATTTTCTCCTTTTGTGCATCGATTTCTTTATTTAGAACTGCATTACGGGCGGTGAGTGCAGTAATGGATTTATCGTTTTTATCAAACTGACTAGTCACGAGTGTCATCTCACTACCTAGTACCTTAAAGGATTGGTTAATATCAGAGAGTGCCTTTTTAAACTCACGTTCCCCTTCAACACCAATTTTTAATCCAAAATTATCTGGCATGCCGCCTCACCTCCAAAAAAGGCATGAAAAAGGAGCAACCTTTTTGATTGCTCCAGATTAAACCTTATCTATTTTTTATACTACTTATTATGGTTACAATTGGAATTTGTAAGCGTTCCATTATGCTCTTAATTGTGTCTGTTCAAATATCCTTAAGCACAAATACGTAAGATAAGGTGAGGGTGTTTTCTTTTGTCCGAAATCTAAACCTTTATACTTTTGATATACCGCTTCTGGTGTAAAAAAACCATTTTCATCCTGTTTGTTTTGAATAAGTGAAAGCATTTCTTTGAAACGGGTGTCGTTTCTAACGCTTTCATATCTACTCAATACATCTGTCACACTTACAATGTCATACCATATGGCTGGTGCTTTCAATTTGCGGAAATCAGTTCCCATGTAAAACATATATGGATGCTTGTCTAAACTGCTTTCCCATAGGGAAAGTAATGTACTGGCAATATTCTTGGCAATGTCGCTGCATTGATATTCAGGAATATGGGACAGTAATCTTGCCATTATTAGCGTTGCATATGGGCAACAGTCTTCTTTTTTTCCTGGGCCTCTAAATTTCCCAAGATCAGAGGATACTGTACAAGGAAATCCATTCACTTTATAAAATGATACAAGATAATCAACACCAGCTTTAATATGTTTATCATAGTCAATACCAGCTTTTACAAGAGCTAGGAGCAATAATGGTGCATCGCATAAACACCAACTAAATGTATCTTCTCCACTGCCTCCAAAGTGCTTTGGAATATTAATAAGCGACTGGTACACACCATTTTCATCTTGATGTTTCATAATTTCATCCACTGCAATTTGGATCTCCGGAACAGTAGTGTCCAATCCAATATCCAATAGAAAATGAAGCTTGTGTATAGGCAAATCAGGATTTTTGTGATTAGTTACTAGAGTGCTATGAAAATCAGTAATATCGCGTAAGTACGATTGTATCAGTTCACAATCTAATGTTCGAATTTTTTGCTCAATTAAATTGTCTTTATTTTCATGTAAAAGATGAAGTTGGATGGCATACTTTAGCCAGTCATCACTCATGTCTAATAACTTCCTATATAGTAGCATACTATTCTCCCTGTTATAAAAATTCGGATTTATTCATACACCACAGTTCAAAACTGCTTAATAAATTCTGATTTGTAATCCTATCTCCTAAAAATCAGCATATCACATTTTGTATTATTTTTAAATGCCCAGCGGGATAATGTCATCAATCGTAATAATTTTCTTTGGCTTTTCCAACCTAAGGAACTGTTTATGGCATGCCCATAGGTCAAAAAACAAACCAATGGGTATAAGCCAGAATTCATCTGTGCTCATACCCATCTGCACTGTTCCATAATAATAAAGCCGGGTAAAGACTTCATTGTCCGTTACCCGACTTCCACGTTTTTTGTTGCAATGCCTTCTTCCTCACTTTCCACATTTCGCTTGGTACCTCGAAACATGGCTTCGGTAATCGCATTTTTATATGCTGCTAAATCAAGTGGAGAAGTCAGTAGTTCCACCTCTTCCTCAGTTAGCAAATCTTCTGGTGTATTCTTGTTTTTAAGGTTGTGGATTAGAATTGACTGATTAGCCAAAAGTGTCAAAAGCCACACAATCTCATCCAATGCCATTTCAAAATTCTCAGATTTCATTAGTTTTTCTCCGAGGTTCTCAAGACCTCCATATCGATTTGCTATAGCTTTTGTAGCACGCGTAGTTAATATCAGTTCAAACTCTTTATCACCAATCTTAATCGTGGCACTTCTATCATGATCCATTATTTTTTCCTCCCATTATGGTGCTGGTGTATAGACTGGTTCATAAACCTGTGTATACCAACCGGTGATAACAAGAGCTGGAACACCTGCATCCCCTTCGGTAACTTCTGCTTTCCATGGGTGTTTCCCATTACCATCTAATTTATTTCTTCGCATCACCGTTCCCTCAATGGTAGGTGTAGAAAAGGTGATGGATTCACCCTTCGTCTGTAAATTGGTCGCAGGGAGACCAAATTTCACGCGATAAAGCCAAAAATAACGGTACTTCCCATTGGCTTTCTTAGCGCGAAAACCGACTGCGACTGGTGCTCCCGTACTTTCACTGGCAGAGATCAATACTCCGTTATCATCTGCTGTTGCTCCGGTTAAATCCGAAGCTACTGACGTGCCAATATCGTCAATACCAAGAGAAAGTGTCCCATTGTTAAAATCCTTTACTACTTCAGCAGCACCATCATCTGCATATAGAATTGCTTCTACTAGTTCCACCGATAACTCAGCACTTATTGCTTTGGCTAATACTTTGGGAGTGCCATAAGTTTCTTCTCCTAAGGTATCTTCTGTAATTGATGCATAGTATAATTTATCAAGACCAATTGTTGCCATTTACTATTCCTCCAATCCGTAATATTTTTCTACATCTATCGCAACATGGTGATACCCCGTATCATTTTCGTACCCAAGGTAACGACGATCTGTCAACGTAAAGTCTAATTCAATCAGATCTCCCACAATTTGCGCAATGATTTGCTGATAGTTTCCTTTGGAAAACAAGGATATCCTTGCTTCCTGTACATCAAAATTGGGTTGGTTATCTGCAAAGTATCCAAAGGTATTTGCAATTGGTGTAATTACAACGTAGACGTCCGGCGCTGTATCACTAAATACCCCCGTTTCCACGGGAATTGGTAGGTTATTAAAATAACTGATAAGCTCTGTCAGAATACTCATATCTTCCCTATCTCCTCATCGAGTTTTGATACGATAGCTGCAACACAGGCACGCCGAGAAGCGGATTTTGCAGGTGCCAGGAATGGCTTTGCAGGCTGACCATGTTTCCCATACTCGATAATACTTGCTATTTTAGCATTGGAAACTCCATTGGAACGTGGCTCCGCAAAGCCTACCTTCACGTTATGATTGCTGTTCTTATCAATCATTGCTTTCGATAGTCCAAGCGATCTCTGGAGCTCTCCCGTGGCTTTTGAAGGATATTTTGTGTCACTACCAGTGACAGATCGAAGATTATCCTTAACCTTGTTTAGCACCACTTCTCCTCCCGCCTCTAGCGCTTTTGGAAGTATCTCATCCGTTTGATTTCCTAGTCTAGATACCTTTTGCAAAAAATCTTCTGGTAACTTTGCTTGCAACTTAGCCATTCTTATCACCTCACGGAAGGTTCCAACTTCTCTGCAAGAACCTCGATATACATTTTTCTGCCACGAACATCTTCCGCACTTAGGATACGAAATCTCTCTCCCATGCAGACAATGGTCATTTTCGTGGTTACTATTAATCTGGGAATCCTACGAAATCGAAAAAGAGCACTCGCATTTTGAAATACCGCTTGGTTTGCCCATCGCTCGCTACCATGACGCTCCTCTCGGTATGCCCGAACGGATGCCAATACCGTATCCGTCTGTGTTGCAAACCCCTCACTGTCTTTTTGGGTAACTGTGTGAACAATATCAATTGGTGTACTCATCTTTCCGAAGCTCATATCAAACACTCCATTCCCGATCCAGTCTCAAAAGCATATTAACTGTGTTCCATACCTGCTGACTCGCCTGCACGTTATCGGCAAAAAAGCCTGCTGTCGAGCCATCTCTGCTTTCATAGAAATGGCCAGACAGCATAATAACCGCCTGCTCGGTGGTGGGTGGCATCATATGAGTTTCGTACCAACTAGCAACAATGTGCTGGTAGCTTTCCGCATAGTTAACAGCAGCCGTAATGTAGCTTATGAGAAGTTCATCATCCTGATCATGTGTCAGGATCAGATTTGCTTTGACCCTTGGTAAAAGGTTATCTGCTATTGCCATATCGTCTGCCTCCTATTTGTTCACATTTAGTCGGCTTCCATAAGCCCGGCAGCTTTTAACTTTGCAAGCAGTGCATTAAAATCAGAGACCAATCCCGCTACATCTGTAGCTACGCTGTTTGCCTGATTTTCAGCAACCGGGAGCCCGGTTACCGTTGCTCCCGGAAGTATTTCAAGTGTTCCTCCGATTACCCACTTCTCAGCACCTTGTTGCATATAATTCTTTGAGTTATAGCTCATAAATCAGACCTCCTTAAGCATGCTGCTGGAGAACCTTGATGGCTTCCGGCAGAATTAGCTTGCCGTCTACGCGCTGTGTGGCAAGGAAACCAACCTGACCTGTGGTTGCGTAAAGCTCGTTAAGCCGTTTGAACGCCCGGCCCTGTCTGTCGGCAACCCAATAATAGCTGAAATCACCAAAAACGATACTCTTGGCGGATGCAGCTAGAACAGGCATATACGCGGAAGTGCGTATCGGTCTATTTAGGATGGTATCGGGAGTTCCCGCCTGAAGGGAAGGCTGCCACAGATACTGTCCATTACCGTCCTTCAGTTTACGGATAGCTTTTATTGTGGCATCATTTAGTACAAAAACTGCCCTATTCCGGTAAGGAGCTTTCAGGGAATAGAAAAGATCAAGTACTTCATCAATCGTGACAGCTGCAGCAGCCGCTGCTGTAACTCCAACCTGCGCACCACCCGTGGCTGCTAGAATTCCGGTTGGCTTACCGGTACCATCACCCGTGAAAAATGCCTCTTCTTCCTTATTACCAATCCGGCGAGCAAATTCCCTGGTTATATAAGCTTCCAAGTTAAAAACTGAGTCATTTAACAGTTCTTCGGATACCTTTATCAAGGTAGCCAACTTATAGGCTCCAATGGAAACCTGCCCAAAGCTGTCGTCACTCTCCGGAATGATGCCCTCTTCGTCAACCCAGCTTGCTGTACCCTTGGTAGCCACCACCGGTATCTTACGGTCTCCGGAAGATGTAATGATAACATTGGCCAGTGAACGGAAAATATTCTCATCCTCCAATGCTTCTACAAGAGTCCTCTCAAACTCATCCGGTACAAGGTATCCGCCTTCGGAGTCAGTACCAATCTGCAGGGCATCCAGTACCTCGTATTTAGGTTTCTGTGAACGCATTGCATTCCAGAATGCTTTCTTATAATCGTTGGAGGCTCTTCCAATCTTTTCTTCTGTACCCTTTGTCGGGTCATTTGTGATAGGCTTTCCGGTAACTTTATTCAGTTCCGCATCAATGGCTGCCTGACGTTCCAATCGCTCGATCTCATGGCCCAGTGCCACAACATCCCCTTCCATTTTGTCATAAGTGGCAGTATCTTCAGCAGACAAAAGTCCATCGTTCCCTCTTTTTGTATCGAGAAATGCCTTCGTTGCGTCCCATGCTTTTGCACGCTTTTCACGAAGTTTTAAAATTTCGCTCATAGTTGTTATCCTCCTTGAATTTAGTGAGAAATTAAAGAGAGCCGCTGATAAAGCGACTCAATCGGGGTTCCAGTCTTCGGTTTTACTTTCTGTTGTTTAGGGATTTTCCCAAGTAGGGAGTTGGTAACGGCTGTACGAGAAAAAATAAGCACCTGACCGGTATCAAGAGAGCTTCGTTCCCCCTCAGCACTAAACAGGATTTTATCAGCAAAACCAAGCTCAATGGCTTTGTTGGCATTCATCCACGTTTCAGCATCCATAAGGTGTGATAGCTTTGTGCGTGCAAGCCCGGACTTTAACTCGTAAGCATTGATAATGCTTTCCTTAACCTCATCCAGGAGGGCTTTGGCACGAAGCATTTCCTCGCTGTCACCGATGGCTATTGTACTTGGATTGTGAATCATCAGCATCGATACCGGAGACATATACACATCTCCTCCCGCCATTGCGATAACACTTGCTGCAGAAGCTGCAAGCCCATCAATCTTGACTGTGACACGCCCTTTATAATCCATGAGCATGTTATAAATCTGAGCAGCTGCAAACACATCTCCTCCGGGGGAATTAATCCATACCGTAACATTTCCGCTGCCTGCCTCCAACTCATCCTTAAATATCTTTGGCGTAATTTCGTCACCCCACCAGGTTTCATCCGAAATGACCCCATTGAGATAAAGAGTACGTTCCTCACTGTCCTCATCACGCACCCAGTTCCAGAACTTTTTCATTTAGTTTCCTCCTTTACTGTCTTACTTCCGAAAAGACCCGCATCGGCCAGTTTTGTCATGTTTCCGTTGATAAGATACAAATCACCGCCCTCCTCCACAGAAATACGGTTCATGTTCTCAAGCTCTCTTATGTCATTGGCAGATAGCCAGCCGTTCTGTCGTCCTGTTGCATAACCTGTCATACGACTTTGATAGTCACCTCTGAGAAGACCATCAAGATTGAACTTGATAAACAAAGACGACTTCTCAGATGGCATGAGCAAAGATTGCTGCAAGGCTTGTTCCCATCGAACCACCCACGGGTCCAGGGTGTATTTTACGAACTCTAGAGACTGTTGCTCGATATTGCTGAAGCTGGACTTTTCTAAATCGCCAACCATATGTGGCGGAACTCTGAATATCCGCGCTATTTCATTGATTTGAAATTTCCTTGTTTCAAGAAACTGTGCCTGTTCAGGAGGGATTGACATCTGTTGGAACTTCAAACCCTCCTCAAGTACAGCCACCTTGTGGGCGTTTACACCGGAAAACTGGGCTTGCCAACTCTCTCTTAAGCGGTCTGGGTCCTTTACCACGCCAGGATGTTCAAGGACACCGCCTGGATTTGCACCATTAGCAAAAAAGGAAGCTCCGTACTCCTCAGTAGCTAGAGACATACCAATAGCATTCTTAGCCATAGCAATGGGACTGTAACCAATAAGCCCATCAAAACCCAAGCCAGGGATATGCAGAATTTCATCACTTCTGAGGGTAATATAACCTCCCTTGGGATTAATTCCGCTTTCATCTGCATCACGGTAATAGGTATAAACCAGTGCACCACTCACACTACGACTCACTTCCATCTTGCTCGGCAATAAAGGGTAAAGTGCTATTGCCTGCCCACGCCCATTACGAAGTATTTGAGCATAAGCATTGCCCCAAATTAAAAGATGACCCATCAGTGTTTCTCGGAACACGAATGAGGTCATCTCAGGATTTGGTTCATCATGAAGAAGATAATACAACGGGTGGGAAGGAATCTTTTCCTTTCCACCATCGGAACGGTACCGATACAAATGGAGTGGAAGTCCAGCAATAGCTTCTGAAAGTATCCTCACGCAGGCATACACTGCAGTAGTCTGCATGGCAGTCCGTTCGTTGACACTCTTGCCACTGCTGGTACTGCCAAATAAAAAGGATGATCCGATTCCTAAGCGGTTCTTAGGCTTATCACGAGATTTAAATAGTCCTGAAAGTAAATTCATAATATTAATAACCCCCTATTGTCATATACAGATTCTCCACTACCTGAAACACATCGAAGAGCACGGTCAAGCGCCATGATGGTTGCAACCGCTCCATCTATCTTCTCAGTACTCTTTTCCTTATCCGGTTTGATATTACCGGCAGGATCGGTTCGAATAAAAATGTTATCCATCATCCACCGTAATACCGGATGACCGCCATGTGCAAGCTTTTCCTCAAGTGTCAGCTTCATCAGTTCCTTGGTTGGAGGACTCATGTCCTTAAACCCCTGCCCAAAGGGAACCACTGTGAAGCCTAAACCTTCTAGGTTCTGTACCATTTGCACTGCTCCCCATCGGTCAAATGCAATTTCACGAATGTTAAATTTCACACCCAACTCCTCAATGAAGTGTTCGATAAAGCCGTAATGTACCACATTACCCTCCGTAGTCATGAGGTATCCCTGTCTTTCCCAGAGATCATACTGTACATGATCACGGCGGACCCTTAAAACAATATTGTCCTCCGGCATCCAAAAGAACGGTAAGATTTCATACTTGGCGCTATCCGATAAGGGTGGAAACATCAGTACAAATGCTGTAATGTCAGTGGTAGAGGAAAGATCCAGTCCGCCGTAACAAACTCTGCCTTCAAGGTTTTGTGCATCAACGGGAAAGGCACAGGCGTCCCATCTTGCCATAGGCATCCAACGCACCGCCTGCTTTACCCACTGATTGAGCCGAAGCTGTCGGAAGCTGTTCTCCTCTGCTGGGTTCTGCTTTGCAGACTCACAGGCTGCCTTAACTTTATCAATCCCGACTGTGATTCCAAGAGATGGATTGGCTTTCTTCCACACCTTAGGATCTGTCCAATCTTCATCCTCTTTAGCTCCGTAAATCACAGGATAAAAGGTCATATCCTTTTTGCGGCCTTCCAAAATATCCAGTGCCTTCTGGTGAGTTTCATAGCAAATGCTTTGTGTGTCTGTTCCTGCTGTAGTAATTAGAAAATACAGCGGCTGCATTCTTGCATCCCCTGAACCTTTTGTCATGACATCAAACAGTTTTCTGTTAGGCTGAGTATGGAGTTCATCAAATACTACCCCGTGTATGTTAAAGCCATGCTTGGAATATGCTTCTGCAGAAAGCACCTGATAGAAGCTGTTGGTAGGAAGATATACCAAGCGCTTAGTGGAAGCTAAAAGCTTTACCCTCCTTGAAAGAGCCGGACACATCCGTACCATATCAGCGGCTACCTCAAATACAATGGATGCCTGTTGGCGATCCGCAGCACAACCATACACCTCTGCCCGCTCCTCCCCATCTCCGCAAGTAAGAAGAAGGGCGATTGCAGCAGCAAGTTCACTCTTTCCCATCTTTTTAGGAATTTCCACATAAGCAGTATTGAACTGCCGATAACCGTTAGGTTTGAGTATTCCAAACAAATCTCTGACTATCTGCTCCTGCCAATCAATAAGTTCAAAAGGCTTCCCTGCCCAGGACCCCTTCGTATGGGATAGTGCTTCAATAAATGAAACCGCATAATCAGCAGCCTCCTTGTCATAATAAGAGTCTTTACACATAAAGGCAGTCGGTTTGTACTTTTTCAATCTCCGCAAAACACCATCTCCTCTAATAAAACGGGCAAAAGCAAAGAGCCTACACTGAAGCCCTTTGCTTTTACCCGTTTTTTTTTGTTGATATTTTAAATTTCGTCTGCCTTTCCCGTTAAGATAAATCGGCTGTAATCGGCCTTGTGTTCTATAAGATACACTACGAGTTCATAATATCCTAGCTCATTTGCAATGTATTGCACTCTCGGGACATCAAACATATTTGTGATACCGCTCATTCGTATGGCCAAAATCTGTTCTCTTACCTTTTCATTCATATGCAACATCCTCTGATTCAACGGAATCCTTTGCTGCCTGACGCAGGATATCTAAATCGAAACCAGCATCCTTATAGCCTTCCATTATTGTATTATAATAATAGCAGTTTGGCAGCCCCAGTGGTCTTCCATCATTCATAATATAAACAAAAGCCTTGATGGACTTTCCTTTCAGTTTCACCTGAACCGTTTCCTTTCTGTAAAGAAATGGCCACCCCTCATAACGATCAAGAGAAGCTTCATCGGCAGGTGTCGTCTCCCAGACTAATACCGGAACTCTTTCTCCTTTGAATGGTTCTACGGTTGCCACAGCTCCTGCGTGAGTGCCCCGAAACAGAAGCCTATAATCCTTCATTTCACTTGCCCCTACGACTCTTGCCGTGGGGCATCGTTGTGCCATTTGCTTTAAATTTAAATTCGACCCGTAGGCAAGGTACAATCTTATATTCTTATCCATTTTCGTTCTCCTCCATCATTCTTTCGCTTTTTCAGGCTGCCCGAAATCGCCATGCTGCCGACCCATCTAAATGCGCTGTCAAGTGTTCACGGCAGTTGGCAAATTCGTCACCGATAAATCCGATGCGGTTTAAATAGGTCCGCATTGCAAATTTCTCATTCTCTGTCTGCGGTTTTCTTGCTGATGCACATTTCTGTGTCAAAGCCTGATTGTTTAGTGCAAGGGCAAGAACAATGTAACTCCGAATCTTACCTGCATGAAGCTCCGAATTAAATCCCCTGAGTTCCACTGTGTGGTTTCCGGTAAAGAAGCTGTGGAGATTTAGGAAGTGGTATCGACTTTGATGGTAGTGTTGGCTACGTGTTTCACTGTATCCTTCATACCAAATTTCCTCAATCGCACGCATTGTCTTTGGTTTCTTTTGGTTCATCTTTTCTACTAAAAGGCTATCCATCTTTTTGCAATAACCCATTCTCGCAGGTGCTATTTGCAATGCCTTATAAAAAAGATCGTTCTTGCTTGCGATAATGTTTATAAAGTTACGAATGCTCCTTGGTGAATGGTTTGACCCATCGAGGTGTATGTGTATCCCGCAAGAGGAGTTTGCAAAAGCACCTACGTGTCTAAGCTGTCTTACCAGTTCCTGCAGGGTTTCAATGTCTTCTTTGTAGGTCAACACCGGGCTGACAAGCTCCACGCTGTATTCTTTATCTGCATTTGCTTTGGAACCGCCTTGTTTCTTCTGGCAAGCTATACTTCCGTCATACATGAGCTTCCATACCCTGCCGTCCGGAGCGGTTACCTTCTTTGTGTCATAGTAATCTCCCACCTCAGTTACTGTTCCGTTTAGAAACTCTGCGGTTACCCTTGCAGCTTCCTTTCTCGTAATTCCTGTGAATTCAATTTCAATCCCAAACCTGCTTGCAGACATTGTCGTTTTCCTCCTTAAAGTGATGTGCTTTTGCGATACTGTTGTTCTTCGCATGTACATATATCACTCTAAAAGGGGATAATATCAAGAGATATAAAGGGAATAAAAGACACAAACATATTGCCATTTTGGACTTAAAATGTGTGTACTTTTAAAGCTTTCTTATGATATCCTCTCCATACACTACCCCAAGAGATGATCCACAGTCCCACTTGCAGAAGATAGTTCCGATATCATCAACTGTCCGTACTGTCCCCTGATCCCCTGCCTTAAGCTTGGAATAGGGATCCTCCATGTGTACCAATTCAATACGGGTTCCTACAGGGTATTCTCTTCGGAGTTTTTCCACGATTTCCTTTGATGGGAACCTATTCATCTACATTCACCTCCGTCTTTGGTTTTCCATTCTTAAAGGCACTGCTTCCAGTGAGATTTTTTAATAAAATCTTGCGAGCAACTTTATATTTGTCACCCACAAACCCTAGTCGAATAAGGAAAACACGGAAGGCGAACTTCTCATTCTCTACAGTTTTCACCTTTGCTGTTACTCTGGAATGTTCTTTAGCCACTCTGCATAAGGCACTGACAAAGTGTGAATAAGCATCCAACTCATCTCCTATTGCTTCTGCCGAAAACCAAGGGAACTTGATTGTGGTATCCGTTTTTTCAATTGGAAGTTCATCCGTACCAATGGCTTTCTTGATAAGTTCAGACTTACTAGCAATCATCCGTTCCAGGTTTGATAAAGAATTTTCATTAAATCCCTCCAATGGCATTTCAATCGCGAGCATTTCTGGGGCATCGTTAGGTGAAGGACCATCGTAATAATAATCGCAATCATAATTCCTCTGTGGTGCCAATTCCGGTATGTAAATCTCTACCGGCTCTTCCATAAGTTCTTCAAGAATAAATGCTCTACCACTTTCGGGATCAACAAATCCCCGCTCTGCCAGAGCATCTAGCAGATCCTGCGTAAGTTCCCCAGAAAGTTCTCCATACTTACCAACGGTAAACTCTCCAACGGCATAATCAAAGGATGGAGCACCTTTGTATTCCAACGGTTTATTCATAATTTCACTGATCGCTATGGCTAGTTCTTTACGGTTTGTGCTTCTTAAGTTGTATTGAGCTATCATTTCAATTACCTACCTTTCAATTTGGTAGTTACATATATCACTCTAAAGCTGTTATAAAGCAAGTGTTTTATTTGATAAGAATGAAAGATTTTACATTCCTCTTTGTGCTGCCTCAACAACTCCACGCATAACAAAGCAGACGCAAGGAAAAGCAACTCCATTCCCCCACATTTTATATTCCGCTGAATCAGAACGGGGATTTTGAAGCCATTTTATAATCTGCTTTCTAGTCTTAGCTTTCGTAGAAGTACAGCAGATGCGGCGATGAGTTTCAAACACTTCAGACCACCAACCAATATCCTCCTCCGTAGGCTCCGATGTTTCAAGACCTTCACACCACCAGTCAGGAAAACCCTGCAACCTTGCGCATTCAATGGGAGTGAGCCTTCTCACGATATACTTTGATTTCTCAGGCTTTACTACTGCACGATCAATGCCGTACGAAACCAGCGGAGCACTTTTATAATCCCTGTTAAGCAATGTTGATGCTATGTTTTCACTGAATGTTGTGTGGAATGGAACATCTGGCATAGAATAAACCACAGCATGACGATCAGCTGTATTAAGTGTAAAAGAAATATCTTCATTGACTCCAAGTCCGTTACCACCACTTTTTTCCGAGCGGTCTATAATATTGCCTGCAATGCTCATCGGTTTCGGTACGAAAACTGACTGGTCATTGACTGTTGAAAGTGTCGCCGATTTATCTTCCTGCAACAGTGCACCCTTACCACCACCCTCGCATCCGGAACGAATTTTCAATGTCAACGGAACATTGTTGCCGCCTGTTCCCATCCGGGAAGTAAGGGACTGTACTTTACCACTTCTATTTAATTTCACCCTGCTGTCTGCCGGATGATTTTCTACTACTACCGCCAGTTGATTATCACCCATACAGGCACGAAGTGTTCCCGCCATATTATCATCAACATGACCGCCAACCCTAGATGATGCACCCGGTTCAAATACGATAGGCTGATGTCCATGTTCCTCTGCACGAAGCGTGGCAGTCATTCCTTCCGTAACTGTTATATAAGAACCGCCCTGATCGTTTAAGACACAGACTGGCTCTCCAAGGCTTCCCTCAGAACCTGTGGCAGCTGTTTGCCCCGTGCCGAAGCACGGCGTAAAATTCCTTGACAAGCCTTGGGACTCAAAGAGAATCTCTCCGGCACGTTCGCTTCCAAAATCTGCGACAAGGTAGATTCTTTTGCGCCGTTGGGCAACTCCGAAATATTGCGCATCGACAGTTCGGTAAGCCAGACTCCATCCGTTACCCACATAAATGTCAGCATATGGCCATCCGTTCTTACCAGGCGAAGGCACCTCGGCATCCGGTTCTGCAATCTGAATAATTGCATTGAGGACTGCCTTGAAGTCTTCTCCTTTGTTAGATGAGAACGCACCCGGCACATTTTCCCACAATATAAATCTTGGATAGTTGCCATCAGTAGCACACCTCATTTCATTTATTATTCTGATTGCTTCATAAAACAGTACTGATTGCTTTCCGTCCAACCCGGTTCGTTTTCCTGCTATGCTCATGTCGGTGCAGGGTGAACCAAAAGTTATAATATTTACCGGCTCAATCTTCGAACCATCGATTGTCGAAATGTCACCAAGATGACATACCCATGGAAACCGTTTAGTAGTTACCCTTATGGGAAAAGGTTCAATTTCTGAATTCCAGACGGGCTTGATACCATTTAGGACTCCACCCAGCTCAAACCCACCGCTTCCGGAAAAAAGTGACCCGAGGGTAAGCTGACTATTCATGGGCTGCCACCTCCACATCATCAAAATGTACTTTATTGCCACCCCGGATGAGATATACATTTTCTGTATTCCCTGCCTGTTCAATGTACCGTCTTACAACCACGTCACAGAACTTCTCATCAAGCTCTGTCATGTAACAGCTCCTACCCGTCTGATCGCAGGCAATTAGTGTTGATCCGCTTCCTCCAAATGGATCAAGAACAATGCATCCGGTCATACTCGAGTTTAGTATTGGATAAGCTAAAAGCGGTACCGGCTTCATGGTAGGATGGTCTGCGTTTTTCCTCGGTTTGTCAAACTCCCATATAGTTGATTGCTTGCGGTCGGAATACCAGGCGTGCTTTCCCGCCTTTTTCCAACCAAATAATACCGGCTCATGCTGCCACTGATAAGGAGAACGTCCCAGAACCAGTGACTGCTTCTTCCAAATGCACGTTCCCGAGAGATAGAACCCTGCGTCCGCAAACGCTCTTCGGAAATTCAATCCCTCGGTATCTGCATGGAATACATAAATAGACGCGTCCTTTGCCATCAACTTTTCAGTGAGGGAGAACGCGTCTAATAGGAACTTATAAAATTTCTCATCAGCCATGTTGTCGTTTTTAATCTTGCCTGCTGTTCCTTCGTAGTTGACATTATACGGTGGATCCGTTACCACAAGGTTAGCCAGGTTTCCATCCATAAGCAAATCGTAGGTTTCCTGCCTTGTGCTGTCACCACAGACAAGTCGATGTCTGCCCAAAAGCCATATGTCACCGGACTTTGTTACCGCAGGTTTTTGTAGCTCGCTATCAACATCAAAGTCATCATCCTTGACATCATCTACGGTACCCATCAGCTTATTTAATTCTGCATCGTCAAAGCCTAGGAGTGATACATCAAAGTCGGCAGCTTGTAAATCAGCAATCTCCACAGATAGCATTTGCTCATCCCATCCTGCATTCATAGCAAGGCGGTTATCGGCAAGTATGTAAGCTCTTTTCTGGGCTTCTGTCAGATGCTCAGCAAACACACAGGGTACTTCCGTTACTCCTTCTTCTTTTGCAGCAATAATTCGTCCATGGCCCGCGATAATGTTTAAGTCTTTATCTACAATAACAGGATTTATAAAACCAAATTCACGCAGGGAAGATCGAAGTTGGAGTATCTGCTCCTTACTATGTGTACGTGCATTCCTTGCATAGGGCACGAGTCGATCTATACTTACTTTTTCAAAGCGTTCTGTTGTGTTCATACGTTATACCGTCCTTTCCTACCTGACAGCAGAGCCTCCATGATATCATCCTGAGGGTTGCCGGTAAAAGCTGTGGTACAATTTTGCTTTACTATGTCAAAAATCTCATACCAGATGAGATTTGCCTGTTTCTGAAATGATTGGCTCATCTGCACGAAGGGGCTTGTAATGGCGCCACCCGTAGTTGGGTGTTTTCCTAAAAGCCCGTAAGTACTTATGGCTTCCTCACATTGAATATAACGGGTGAATGCTTGGGCATAGGCTTCAATCAGCCTGGGATTAACGAATTTCTCACACCCGCGATCCTTTAGCCACCTCCAAGTTTCTTTAAATAGCGCATCTGCACCAAGCGGTCTTCCATCCTTCTGCCTTGTGCTTAGGTATTCACTTGGTTCCGGCATATCCTCGCCATTCAAATCCGCTGCATCCTCCAAATCATCAGCCTCCAGCATTGACTCGGGATGTAAGTCCGGAACCTCCAAAACCTTAGCTGCCTTTCCTAAAGGGATTTTATCTGCAAGAGCTTTCGGTTTATCACCGGCACGAACCCTACGGCCGCCTCTGTTAGTTCCATCTTTAGCCATAACCTTCTCCTCCCTGGGTCAATCCCCCGTTTGAACTGTAATTTTTTTGTGTGTGACCCCACGCCCGTTCCTCATTCGACAGGTCACAGAGATTTCGACCGCCCCTGGGGTCTCCATCTCCCACCATCTCTCGCAGTAATCTCAGAATGGCAGGGAGTACACAACGACATAAGGTTAGCAAAATCATTGCTTCCTCCCTGTGAGAGGGGTTTTATGTGGTGGACCTCCATTGCAGGTGTGATGCGTCCATTCCTTTCACACCGCTCGCATAACGGGTGTGCTGCGATGTAGCGGTCACGAATACGCTTCCACGTCCTGTTGTAACGCTTCTTAACAGCCGGATCGCGGTCATACTTTTCATAACGTTTTGCTTCTTCTTTTTCATGTTGCTCACAGAAGCGACCATCCGTAAGGTTAGGACAGCCGGGGTAGGAACACGGTCTTTTAGGTCTGTAAGGCATAGGGGATCCACCTTTCTTTGGGTAAAGAAAAAGCCCTCACAGGACTGATCCCGGAAAGCTCTATAACTTTTACACTATTAATATAACACATCTTTAATCAAATACTCCGCCAACATTCCCTCATTTTTTACTTACAATAATATTACTTACAAAAGCTTCTACATTATCAGCAAATGTTCCAGGAATTTTTTCTCGCCAATAAGGGATTGACTGTTTAAGTGATTGAATAGCATTCTGGTATTCATTATCTCCTAATTCAGTTTTGATTTTCATCATCAAATATTCCAAATCCTTTATCTTTAAATTTCTGGTATTGTATTCACCTTTAACAAGATTAGAAAGTATAGTTAAATAGATAAATGCGCTTCCACGATTCATGCCTGATTTTTCTGATACTTCATCACTTAAATTACTGATTTCTCCTAATCCCTTATGATATTTCATAAAAGCTTGCCATACCTCTTCAACCATATTTCGCGTAATGCTATTATTATTACGCGTTGGTGTTAAGTGACCCTCATATAATGGTATAGCGTTTTCACTAGGATTAATAACCTCATTCTGATTGGCTGCTGGTGCAGTCATAGACATTGGTAATCCTTTTTCAATTGCAACTCTACGCAAAAATACATTTATAGCAATTTGAACATCCATCCCAATAGAATGAAGTGCATTTTCAGCTTCTTTTAGGATCTTATCTTCAATCTGAACTTCTAAAGTAGCCATATTAATTCCCTCCTATATAATCAACCAATAAATTTCTTACATTTACTATATTGCTTTTTAAATTACTTGTCAATAGTTAATGTAGTTTTTTATAGTTAATTTTCTATAGAGAATTACTATAATTACTATACATATGTTTCTACCCATATAATATACTCCGCAGATGGTTCAATGAATTACTCCGAAGTCTTTCTATATGGCTTTCACTATAATTTAGCTCATTCATTAATCGATAAGTAGCACCTGACTTTTGGTTATTGTTCATGTAAAATTCCGAAAGTATATGCCGCTCGGTACCAGTAAGGTTTAGCCAAGCCGGCTCAAACCATTCCATGTACTCAATTGCCTGGCTATAACGCTCACGTAGAATATCCAGCTTATCAATCTGTGCTACCAACTTATCATTACCAGCTTGGAGATTTCTAGCTACTGGCATCTCTGTTAGCTTCTGACTTCTTGGTAATACCATTTTCTCATATACATCTTTTATTTCCTGCGGCGTGTTGCTAATAATAAAACACATATTATTGTAATCCTGGATAGCGGCAACAGCAGCCGCATTCTTGTTGATGTATTTCGAAGCAATCATCATAATACCGCCTCCTTAAGATTTGCTTTTACTGCATCTATTAGTGCAGTCTGAATTTTGTCCTTATGCCTTAATGCATTCATTACCTGCTCGTCAATCGTGCCTTTTGTAATGATGTGATGTATTACTACTGTATATCTCTGCCCCTGTCTCCACAGTCTTGCATTTGTCTGCTGATATAGCTCCAACGACCATGTCAGTCCAAACCACACAAGGGTGGAACCTCCGGTCTGAAGATTAAGACCATGTCCGGCAGAAGCCGGGTGGATAACTGCAACAGGTATCTCTCCTTCATTCCACCGCTTAATGCTATCTACCGAAATAAGCTGTTGTGCTGGAAATCGCTCTAAAATCCGTTCAAGATCATGCTTATACCAATAAGCAATAAGAACTGGTTTTCCGTTTGATGCTTCTATTATGTCCTCCAGTGCATCCAGTTTTCTGTCATGGATACGGACTACACTTCCATTCCCGTCATAGACTGCACCATTGGCCATCTGGAGAAGTTTGTTGCTTAAAGCAGCAGCATTAGCAACATCAATCTCTTTATCTTTTAAGGAAACCACCATTTCCTTCTTTAAGTTTTCGTAATGTCCCATTTCTTCCCCAGATAGCTTTACTGAAATTTCATTCATAACAAGCTCCGGCAGTTTTAAGTAATCGGTATTCTTCATGCTGATGCTGATATCGGAAATCAAGTGGTAGATTGCTTCTTCAGCTCCCTGTTTTGGTTTATAACTGAAGATGACCTGTTGGTTTCTTTTATCCGGCTCGAAAAAGTCATCTCTAAAGTGGGTGATATACCGTCCAAGTCTCTGACCCATATCCAAGATACCGATTTCTGCCCAAAGATCGATAAGACCGTTAGAAGCAGGTGTTCCGGTTAAACCTATCATCCTTTTTATTCTTGGACGCACTTTCCGAAGTGCCCGAAAACGTTTTGAACCATAAGCCTTGAATGATGACAGTTCATCGATAACCACCATATCATAATCAAAAGGAATACCACTTTTTGTCACAAGCCAATCAACATTTTCCCTGTTGATGATGTAAATCTGTGCTCTCTTAAGTAATGCGACCTTCCGCTGATGTTCACTTCCAATAGCGATGGCATAGTTTAATCCCTTTAAATCATCCCACTTTTCAACCTCTGCAGGCCATGTCATGGATGCTACACGTAGAGGTGCGATAACCAGCACTTTTCGGATTAGGAAAGAATCCAGTGTCAGATCAAAAATTGCGGTCAGGGTAATTGCGGTTTTACTCAACCCAAGCCCATATCAAGGAATATCGCTGCAATTGGCTTCTCAAGAAGATAATTAATTGCATATTGCTGATAAGCGTGTGGTATGAACTTCATTTGGCATCACCTCCTAAAATCTCCAAAAGCTTTATCTTTATCTGCTCCTCATCATCAATGACAAACACTTTAAATCCAAGACACCGTAGCATTCCATGCCTTTGTAACTGTAATGGTCTGGGTTTCATCCCATGCTTTTTAACTTCAGCAAATACAGCTCTGCCACCTGGAAGTAATATTAATCTGTCCGGTACTCCGTCAAAGCCCGGAGAATTAAACTTTAGTGCAATACCACCGTAACTCTTGACTTCTTTGACCAGTTTCTGCTCAATATATTTCTCTCTCATGATTGCCTCCATGTGTTCCCAAAATCCAAAATATCTCTATACGCGCGTATATATGTGTATGCGTGCACCCAATTGCTCTTTATCATTACTATTATTTTTAATAGTAATAATTGGAACAATGGAACACAGATTATTATGCACCGTACTACATAAGGGCTGCCGCCCGTTCCATGTGATGTAACGAAATAAGGTTCTTGGTTCATTGGAACAGGCGGTAGTTGTTCCAATGATGATTTTTGTTCCATATGTTCCTAAACTACTCATGGCTTTGGAACATAGAGCCATTGAGGACCGTAAAGTGGGATTCGTTCCTTCCTGACAATACCACTCCAACCACTAATCCCCGCCATAATCGCAGAAATCTCGTTACCGTCTATTCTCCGAAGATTGGCTCGGTCTTTACCGAAGCATTCACACCAGATCTCCATGTTGGATACAGACTCTCGTTTACGAACTCCGATACGGTGGCTTTCTCCAAATTCCGTACCACTTACAAACGCCCGGCGTTCGTATAAGTCCATACTTTCCCACTCTTCGGGCAGAAGCATTTCGAGGAAGTCACGAACCAAACCTTCACGTTCATCAGACTCTATCGCTTCCCGCTGTTCTTCCTTTGCAAGCTTTTCAAGTCCCGAATCAAGGTATAGTTTTTCACCCGCTTTGACATAAATACGTGCTTCTGCCCATATCTGAAGGACTTCCTCCTTAGTAAGCTGCCATGACTGTTTCTTATTACTTCCGGGAGTTTTAACCGGCCAGAAACGTCGGTTACCAGTGGTATCACGCAGATACCCTTTCTCGGCATTGGTAGTTCCAAAGAACACGCATTGCCGCAGATGCGGTGTAGCACGTCGGCCAAAACTGGCACGGTAGATATCGTTCTGCCTGGAAAGAAAGCTGCGCAGTGTCTCCAGTTCTGCTTTCTTAAGCCCTGCGAGCTCACCTATCTCCAATATCCAATAACCTTGTAACTTCTCGGCCGCTGTTTTATCCTTGGTGTCTGATAACGAAAGGCTGTCAGAAAACCATTCTCCTCCCAGCTTTGCAATAAGAGTGCTTTTACCAACTCCCTGTGGTCCGTTAAGCACCAGCATGGAATCGAACTTAATGCCTGGAGTCAGGATACGCGCGATTGCTGCACATAGGGTTTTCCTTGTGACTGAGCGAACATAGGCATTATGCGTTGCACCAAGATAATCCACCAAAAGGGTATCCACTCGGGGTATTTTATCCCATTCCGGTAATGCTTCGATAAACTCCCTGATCGGATGGTAGGAACGGTCATCGGTTACCTTAGTCACAGCAATCTCATAATTCCTGGCAGAGAAGGAACCATAATGGACATCGACATAGCTGATCAGTTGCGCATCATCTGCATCACGCCAGAACCTTGAGGGATGTGGCCATGGAACCTCGCCTTTTATCTCCATCCCGTCGGATAACTGGTTAAACACAATGCTCTCCAGTACTGGATCATTTTCCAGGATCATTGTAAGGTTACGAAGTGTATTTTTTACCATTCCTGTCTTGTCAAGGTCAAGATGTTTCTGCCAGTCCCCGTCGGAAAACTCCGATTCAGCCTGTACTTTGCGTTCTTCTGCAAATTGTTCCCTAACTCTCTCGTCCTTTACGGCAAGCTCATTCATTGCCTTGAAGGATGGAAGCTTCCCGGGCGGTGTATTATCAGAGACCTTATCATCAAGTTCCCTGAAACGGTGTATTCTAACAAGATCAAAGGCATTCAAAAGACGACCGCAGGCAGGGTCGGTGGCATGGTGGCTGTAGGCAAACTTGCCATCATATATTACTAAGCCTGCAGACGAATCGGCAGGGATATAATCATAACGGCCATTCATAACGCTTGGTTCATATACATCCGAAAGAAAAGTTTCAATTGCTTCTTCTATGGAATACGACCTGCAGAATACTCCTATAATTCCTTCCTTCGTAAGTGGATCAGATTGCTTTATTATCTGCCTACGCACGACCTCTGACTGTCTGGAGGATACTGGCCACACGGAAGCATCACGCCAGTCGGCATATCTGGCAAGATATTCATCCGGATCAAGCAGCCCGCCATCCTTTTCCCTGAACACAAATTCGCCATCAGCCGGTGTGGATGGCCAATACATCAGCCGGGATGCTTCGTAAGTGGTATCATCGAAAAGATCGATACCGATCTCTTTTGCCACCATGCGACCCAGCGCAGGGTATTCATCCTCGACTACCTCACGCAAAAGCGGAATGATGAGTCTTAATCGTGGAGCCTCCGGTGTATGTTTGTGTGTAGAATAAGCTAGGCAGCGCCATTCATGAAGTAAATCTATCTGCTCCCATATGCTCGGTTTTGCATAATCCATATCAAGAGTGAGCATGGAACGGCATAGGACATATCCATTCCTGCGTTTACCTTCACGCAGGGCTCCGCCAACAAATCCTCCTACATCTTTAATGGAATCCTGATGGGCACGGCTCATCTTACGAAATTCTGTAACGGTCTCTGTGGTACGCTTCGTTGTCCGTACGGTACTCTTGAAATCCTCCCATGAGATATCCCTGTTCTTCCATTTCTTATCCATGCGGCTGTTGCCTACTGCAATTTTCATAAGTTTGCACCTCCTCGCAGTTTTCCGTAAAATACCGTACTTGCATTCCGCGCCTTTTTGCTTTTTCTATTTCAGCCTTCATCCCTGCGGATATATCATCACCGAATGCCCAAAGCTCATCACACTTACAAAGCCACACCATACCGAAGAACAATCCAAGTTCTCGCTGAGTAGGGTCGTTATCATCCAGTACCGGAGGATAAAGCAGATGAGATGCAAAAGGGATAGCACCTTTATCTGCTGTGAATTTTAAGTACCGCCGGGCATTCTGCGTATTCCGGCTAATATCTCCGGAATAGGGAGAGCAGATAAACACGCAGGGTTTCCACTCCTTTATCTTTTCTTCCCGTCTTACGTTCGCCAAAGCTTCCGCTGCCGTTGGGTCTGGATAGCCTTCACTATTACGCAGATTCATGTTAACACCCCCGTATTGAGACTTTTCCAAATATCTCGAGGCATTGCAGCAATCTCCCATCCAGCACTTTCAAGTACTGTGGCGCGATCATAATCAAGAACGTCCTGTGAAGTACGAGTAACTGCATTGGATAAACCATAAAGTGATAGGTCTCCTCCCTCGATTAAGTACTTAAGGATATCTGATTCCTCGCTACTGGTAAAGCCATACTGCTTTGAGGTTAGTTCCACTACATCCGGAACGCGGGCGGTAATCCTCGCTTCTGTTGCGTCACGCAGCTTATTAACCACTATGGAAAACTTAGCTTCATCTACGGCTGACCGAACGATATCTTTCAGCTTTAACATGAATGCTTTATCATCAGCTTGTAGAGTTTCATCAGAGAAAAATTCCCATGTTTCTTCGTTTTCCCGCCCGATATGGTATTTCCGCTTACCCATGTCGTTTACAACCATGCCATTTAGACACACCAGACGGTAAACCAGCGGCATGACCTGCACACTTCCGAGTCCCACTTCACTGTTACTGATCACAATTCCTGCCTGAACTATATCACCCTTTCTTACTTCCATTTCAAGTCTGGTATTGACCACTTTGATATACATACGACTTTCTGTTACTTCACAGCTTTCCACGAACGCACCTTTCATTTCTCCAATAACGGGAAGTACTGACCTTATAATATCTGCATTATCAATACGGCGGTAACGGTCAGAAAGAAATGCACGCGCCGTTCCATCCAGAGTCCTTATGGTGTGCTTAGAATGTTCTTTCCCCAACCATCCGTTAACATTCTGCATTAATAAGTCAGGGTAATCCTCCCACATCTTGTCGTAGTATTTGGCAGGGATTCCAAGGCTTGCACCAAGCTGTCGGTGGAACAGCGCCGTCATCTTAAATTCAGATGACTCAGGATGACCGTCTTTGGTATTGGTAAGATGAAAAGAACTTCCCTCATCTGCCATAAACATGGAATGACTGCCTGCAACAAAGTCCCGCTTTGCTTTTGCCAGACGGTCAACTTCTGCCGCCAGTTCCTGCAATGTTTTTCCTGTTTTCATAGAAACCTCCTGAAATTTATTTGATGAATATCCTCACTGCATAGCCATGAAAAAGGCTGTTTGTGAGGATATTCGTTAATTTGTTAATCCTTTTTATAAAACTTACATTCATAACCATCAGCTCGTAGTAAAAGACCATTTGCCCAAGACGGTGTATCACCCATATAGCTACAGACCATTTCTGTTGAAACATCCTCAGATGCTTCGATAACCACCTCATCATGTACATGCATTACGATAGAAAGCCCGATACTATTAAGACGTCGCATGGCATAACAGAGGATATCACGGCTGATTGCCTGAACAATATTCTCTACGAACTTTGGACCATAGCTTTCTATCCATTCCCACTTCTTAGTGGCACCCACACCTTCATAGGTTACCGTTTCGTTACCAAAACGGTTTATACCTATTTTGGGTTTCACATATGCAAGGCGCCTTCCGGATGGTAGCATGATGAAAAGAAAACCACTGCGATATTCAAACTGTATCCCATGTGTCTGAGTGGTGATTCTCTGCCTGACTGCAGCTGTTGCAGCATGATCCACATCCCACCACAACCGAACAATATTCGGATTAGCTGTGCGCCATGACGTCACCAAAGGCTGTAGCTCCTCCTCGATGAGTCCCATCTCCAAGGCCCCCATTGCCTTCAATGCCCCGACAGATCCACCATATCCCAGAGCAAGTTCTGCAATTTTACCTTTCTGACGCAAAGGACTGCCCTTGGTAATCTCCTCGATTGGGATCCGGAACATCTGGCTTGCTGATGCTTCATAAATCTTGCCATGTGTGGCAAACACCTCATTTCGCCAGGTCTCTCCTGCAAGCCAAGCAATCACCCTTGCTTCAATTGCCGAGAAATCCGACACAATGAACTTAAAACCCGGCTTTGGCACAAATGCTGTTCTAATCAGTTCCGACAGAACAACCGAAACAGAATCGTATAACATTTCTATGGCAATAAAATTCCCTGCTTTCAAAAGTCTGCGTGCCTGTGACAAATCAGGCAGATGGTTCTGCGGAAGATTCTGTACCTGTACAAGCCGCCCTGCAAATCTACCGGTCCGGTTGGCTCCGTAGAATTGAAGCAGCCCTCTGACCCTTCCATCTTTGCATATAGCCTTTTCCATTGCCGTGTATTTCTTCACACTGCTCTTTGCCAGTGACTGCCTCATTGTCAATACTTCTACAAGCTCCTCCGGCGCTGTCTTCAGTAATTCCTTAACCGCCTCTTTACCAAGCGTATCAGTCTCCAGTCCATTTTCGCCAAGCCATGCCTTCATTTGAACGACCGAATTTGGATTTTCAAGATCGGTGATTTCTCTCATGGTTCTGGTGAGCTCCTCCTTTGACTGCTCATCACACCGGATTGCTTCCCTTACAAGGTCTATATCCAGCTGAATACCTCTGTCATTAATTTCTTGGTCAAGGAGATAGTATTTCCACTCATCCTCCGGAACCGGAAACTTAAAAAACTTACTTGCAATCGCCATCTCCGTTTCCACGTCCCTTGCATTATAAGCTTTAAAACACTCCCACTTATCCGGAGCATGGCTTGGTAGGTTTCTCGTACGTCCTCCGTTTGCTTTGGTTGGTTTGCAGGGCGAACAGAAATACCGAATGAGCTCTTTACCCTCAGAAAGCTTTTTCTTCTCTGCTCCCGTCACAATTGCAGCTTGTTCCAATGATAGTGGCAATCCCAAATAGGCAGACCATACCATGGTACACCGCCAAGATATCGGATTTAAAAACCTGCATTTTTTATCCCATGAAGTAAATGTTATGCCCTGCTGCTCCAACCACCGTGACAGGCAAATCCGTTCAAACTGTGCATTATGTGCCCACTTAATAATATTTTCATTTATTAATGCTTCCCGGATTTCCTTCGGAAGGACTTCACCGGAGGCGAGGTCAATGACACGTACCTCACCTCCGTCTATGCTGTAACCAAATAGGAGGATTTCAAAGTCTGGAGATTCCGAATAACGATACACACCGCATTTACTTAGGTCAGAACTCGAGTAGGTTTCCAAATCCAGATATAGTGCCCTCATGATAGGAAATCATCATCCACATCAGTAGCAAAGTCATCCTCTGCGTTAGAACGACCACCTAACGGTTCTCCATCCTTTATCTTCTGAATGTTACCTAAACCGCAGGCAATGCCTTTATTTCCGTTTGAGTTGAATGCATAAAAGTTAATTGATACCCTTGCATAAACACCGGAATAGACTTCCGAACGATCCAATATTGGTTGTACCTGTCGATCTACAATCTGTGGTGCTGTGTTGGAATTTGCATTCACAAAATAGCTGTCTGCATAAGCTTCATCATCGGGACGGTCAATGTCCCCATCACGGAGAGGGAGTTTCAATGCAGACCTGTTTGGAACCTTACCACCGAACTTACCTTTTCCTTCTTCGATAGCTGCATTTACTGCTGCATTAATAGCGGCAACCGTCTTTGTATCGCTTTTTGGGATGATCAGGCTGACACTGTATTTTTCTGCACTTCCGTTAATACTCTTTGGTTCCCACACATTTGCATAACTAAGACGAACTACCCCTGTTACAACCTTTGTAGGGTTTTTGCTTTCATTATGATTTACACTGTTTGCTGTATTTGACATTTTATATTTCCTCCTTAAAATCCTGATTTGCCGATAGGTTCATTGCCGGCCGCTTATCATTGACAGGCACAAGGGTCGGACGTCCTTGTGGTTTGATGATGTAATCTCCAAGGACTTCATTGAATTTCTTCTTTCCAAGCATCTTCTCTGCCTCGGTGATGGTGATAAGTATCTGCCGGTAAATATCACGGTACCCTGCTGCCTTCAGTGACGCTGCTACCGCTTCATCATCAGTATATCTACGGTTTGAACGTCCCTCCACCAGTTTGTAACCTGGCCATTCCTTTCCTTCAATTGCTGTTGCCAGGGCATAATCCTTTATTGTGTTAGCCCATGAAACCAAATCATCCAGTTTTTCGAGAATTTCAGCAATCTCCTCATTTGAAAGTAGTGGGGGTAATTCGAATTCAAAAGCTGCAAGCTTTAGCTTCGCTTCCGCTCTTGCCCGGCATTTAACCTCCGCCCGACAGAACTGGCAGTGCTCACCTGGAACAAATTCGCCGCCACCTTCAAAGGCAATCTTGGCAGTGGGTACCAGTACTTTTGATGCCCACAGATAAAGTGATTCCTTTGGCACCGTGTAAGTGCTGACATTTTCCCTCCTTGGTTGGAATATGGTCATAGATACATTATCGATGTCATAGATGTCATCGAAATACTCCAGTGCACCAAGAGCATACAGCTTCATCTGTGGGTTTTCTTCAGCTTCAACTAGAATTCCCTGCCCATACTTGAAATCGATAATGTGCATCGTACCATCTGCTATAATTAAGCAGTCCCCGGTACCAAAGCCATCGGGTACATAATTTGAGAAGTTCAGTTTCTGTTCAATAAGCACAAGTGGGTCTGGGCATTGTAGTTTAACCTGGGTAAGCTGCTCCAGAATAAAACTAACATAATCATCCGTTAGTACATCCATCTCATCACTGTCATATTGGGACACTGGTTTCTTAGATCGCATCTTCAGGGCTTTCCTCAATTTGTGTTCCGCGAGGGCATGAGCAGCTGAGCCTTCTTCTGCAGCTTTGCTGGCCGTATCCTTAAACTCCTGTTCCAATCTGGCAGATGGTGTGCATACCATCCATCGATGGGCGGAGGATGCTGATAAAATCGCATGACTGCTCATTTCAAATCCTCCGCATCCGCTAAAAGTGCAGCATAGTTTGCCTGATTAATCTTACTTAGCTTATCTGCACCATACTTTTCAAGCAGTGTTCTGATCTCCGCTGTGAAACCGTCATGTGACTTTTCAGCCAATACCGCTCTGACCTGCTCAAGTGTAATTCTTTTCTCAGCAGGCTTTGTCTCTGGTACCTGTGCCAGTGTTTCTGTCTGTGCCACGTCCGCTGATACCTTGGTATCCAAAGTTTCTGCCAATGTCTGCAGGCTTCCGGCCAACTTTTTGAGGTCATTAACCACATCCAATAACAAACTAACTTTACTCATGCTCTTTGCCTCCTTCCCCACCTACCTCATTGATGGATAGTGATTCCACGGTGTCACCTGGAACGATGACGGTTAATCGCTGCCTTTTCCCCAGAAGAAAGCGTAGGAGCTTTTCTCTGACTGTTACATGACGACAGCTGATAATCCCACCACCCGGCGTTTCTTTTGAAACACTGATCTGTAATGTGTGTCTCATATGTGTACCTTCCTTTCCAAAGGCTTCATTTCATATGTGCCTTCATTAAACAGCCACTGTCTGAAAAGGATGTGAGGATATTTACAAAAGATTTTTCAAAGTTTTATAAGCTGTATGTAATCGGTGAGATATGGCCGAGTGGTCCACTCCCTCCTGTTTTGCGTAGTCATTTACAGATACTCCGTTAAAATAAATTGCTGTGATAAGATCCCGCTGCTTCGGCTTTAGCCTGTCCACCGTATTTCGGATATACTGCCTTGTGTATTTGCTCTCTAAGTCAGCAGCAATCTCCGCACTTTCAGAGCAGATACTGTTTCTAAATTCAAAAGCATCACGAGATAAGTGAGGATTGGTATCTGCTTGTCCATCGATATAGTCATAACCGTCCATAGAAGTATGACGGCGGGTTTCTTTCCGGTTGACGTTATATTCCTTCCGGTCAAGTTCGAGGATGATTTCTCCCCACTCCTCTGAAACCTCAATTTCATGAGTTTGTCCTGTTACTGATGTGTACCTGATTTTCATACTGGTATCTCCTTTCTTTGCTGCCGGACAAGCCGGAAACAGGAGATACCTGAAAAAAGGCGCAAAAAAATAAGACCTAGGCAACACTGTTTCCAGCGTTACCCCGGTCTTGGGTGGTGGCTTCTATATCGCATATTCTACGGGAGAATCGTGAGCGGCGACCTTGCGTAGAATGTTGTACCAGGCGATATATGCCCCTATTGACTCAGTCGGTAATTCTTGCTCTATTATTTATTTTTGGAATTTGCTTTTGCTTTCACTGCCCTCTGGGTATTAAAATTAATATGATAAATCTTACCACATTCATGGCACCGACATGATACCTTAATGTCAGCCGGCTTATCTGCAAATGTCTTTCCTGTCCCACACCAGGGGCAGGTTATTACAATAGGAAACTTTATATCATGCATTTACAATCTCTCCTTTTAGTAGTCCCTATGTAAGCAAGTTTGTTAACACCATGAGAATAAAATAGCAGGACAATTTCATCCTGCGTAATCTGCTTTTATATCTGTACAGTTATTATCATTTAGCTTTTGTCATTGGTTGGTGATTCAATGGCATCCCTCCTCCTGCATTTTCTTCATACCACAAATCTGATCAATAAAATTCTGCCACTGCGTATTGGAAATATTCAAATCCCGTGCTTTTCGTAATGCCACACGAGCAATCTCCGTCTTACCTATATACTCTACCAAATCCGGATAAATATTATTTCTGCTTTTACCTGCAAGATCGTAGAAGTAATACGAATCGTCCCCTTCGATACACAATACCTCGGTCATTTTTCCGAGATATTTCTCCGGTGCATAACGGTTTCCCTTTTCAATATCGCTCAGATATGCCGGTGTCATATCCAGTTCCAAAGCAAGTCCACGAATCGACTTGCCGAGCGCCTCTCTACGTGCTTTTACATATTCTCCAAACGAATCATAACATTCGTCTGGCACTAATATATTCATCATGTATTTAATCCACCTTTTACATAATATGTAAGCTTTTATGTTTACATTGTACCACTTGACCATATGCTTGTCAATATTTTACATATTGCCATTTGGTATTTCGTCCAATTGTTAGCAAACTTCAATGTGGTATTTACAATTGTTCTATAAAAAATTATAATTGCAATAGATTATATTAAGGGGTAATTTATAGTGAAAATTCGAATAAAAATAATATTATGTTATCTTCTTTTAGTGTCAATTCTGATATCCTTATCCGGTGCTCAGCAGATAAATGCAGCAACAAAATATTACAAAATGTATGTAAACTATATTGATGTTGGTGAATCTGATTGCGTCCTTATTCAATCCGATGGAAAATATATGTTAATCGATGCTGGAAATAATGGCGATGGTGATAATATAGTAGACTATTTAGAAAACAAGAAGATAAAGAAGCTTGATTACATTATCTGCACCCATCCCCATGCTGACCACATCGGTGGTATGGACGATGTCATTAAAACGTTTGACATAGGAAAAGTAATAGCACCAGCCATATCCAATACAACTGAAACTTATGAAGATTTATTAAAGGCAATCAAGAATAAAGGACTAAAAATAACGAAACCGGTTGTTGGAACAAAATATGCAATTGGTAAGGCTAAATTCACAATTATCGCGCCGAACAGTTATGATTATGGAGATAATCTGAATAACTATTCCATTGGAATAAAATTAACAAACGGAAAGAATTCATTTATATTCATCGGAGATAATGAGACTGAAGCAATTGGGGATATTCTAAAAAATAAGGTTGATCTAAAAGCAGATGTCTATATGTGCGGACATCACGGCTCTGATACGAGCACTACGGCAGACTTGCTCAAGGCTGTCAGTCCCAAATATGCAGTTATCTCTGTCGGTAAGAACAGCTATGGTCATCCTGGAAGAAATACCCTAAGCTTACTTGCAAACAATAATATCACTACATACCGGACTGATGAGAATGACACAATAGTTGCTACCAGTACAGGTACAAAGATTACATTTAATGCAACAGCTACAAAATTAGATAGTAGTAAAGATACATCATCAAGTAATAAGGATACAATTGTTTATGTTACAGAAACTGGAACCAAGTATCATAAATCCACATGTTCTATGCTGAAACAGAGTAAAATAAAAATATCCTTAAAAAAAGCAAAGGCAAAGGGCTATGACCCATGCAAAAAGTGTCATCCCCCAGAATAGGAGAATTATGAAACGTTTGATTATAGATAGATTTGAAGGACTGTTTGCTGTCTGCGAGCAAAGCGACCGTACCATAATAAATATTGAAAGGAATTTGATTCCGGATAATGCGCAAGAGGGGGACTGCCTTGTAGTTGATGACTCTGGGAAGATTTATTTAGACCCTGATGAAACCCATAATCGAAAAGAACAGATAAAGAAATTGATGTATGATTTATTTGAGTAATCGGTAAGAATCACATCCAGATATTGTAATTATCACATCTCCCTTCATTATTTAAGCCAGTAGAAAAACCTACTGGCTTAAATTTTGGAACCTGCAAAGACTCATTTGTATCATTCTAAAAACAATGCTTAGATAAATACATTTGGAAACTCTATTAAGAATTGCTTCCAGTTAAGACATTTCATCAAATCAATTGTCCTTATCTTCAATGGTCTTTGTTTTCCATTTGCATCAATAAAATGGTAGTCATCTACCATCTTGTCATTCTTAACAAATGGGTATAACAATATAATTTCTTTAATAGAATCAATACTTGTCGAATATGCATTCATCTGATACAAATCAGATTCTTTTGCAAACTTTTGAGGTATTTTCCATTTGGTATCAACAATTGTAAATTCTCCATGTGTTTGTTTAATGGCAATATCCGGTCGTAGCGCAATATGTTTCTTCAAATCAGCATCCCTCTGTAACAAATAATTACCCCGCATTTGATAAGAAACCTTGTTTCTGTAAACAATATGTGCGACCTTATATATAAATAATTCGTATAAATTATTCATGTCAAAAAGCATCATGCTTATTGACACATTGCCTGCACTGAGTGTACTAAATACATTATTAAGAAAAAGTTTTCCATATGTATACGACTCTTCTGCACTTTGATTAGTAGAATTAAAAATAATATCTTTTGCCAAAGCTTTTTCTTTACTTATGTCTAAAAAGTCTTCATACATTGGAAATAAATATTTAATACGCCTTTTATTCTGCGAATCAGTACTAACTTTATACATGTGTTTCAAACACAATTTAAAGAATTGATTTATACTATTATCCGCAGTAAACTTCGAATACCTGCACCAGAACTTTGTTGGTTTTAGTATGTTTTGGGAAAACTGCTTATTAAAAAGTATTCTTCCCTTAACTCGATTCAAATTATTATCTTCTTTCTTATAAGAATGCCTTAGACCTTCTTTTGTATATTTTTCAAGTGATGTAAGAAAAGTATCAATCAGCATTTCAATTAAAGAATTTTTACTTACTTGTGTCATACCAGGCATTTCTCTAACTGAAGGTTTCTGGTGCGAGATTAAAAGCATTCGTGTAAGAACACTCCTTAGGTCATCCATAGAGACATATCCATAAAGCTTTGGCAGTATCTCAATATTCAGATCCTTCAAAGTAATGGTTCCAACCCAATGCTGTGCAGTAAGTTTTTTATATCCCCATTTAAACACAGGTTCTTCATTCATGATGACACTTTGAAGTGCAAGAGCATCATCTTTTGTAATTGTATTATTGTTTATATCTCTCTTTTCTCTTATATGCAATTGATCATATTCTTTTAAAATAATAGTTTCCATCATTGATATATTTGCTTTAACGAATCTATCGTTATTTTTGTTGCTACGTGGTAATGTTTTTTATCATCAATCATATAGTCTCCGGTATATGAAAAGAAATTGTCAGCCACTATATCCTCATGCTGATATATTGCATTAACACGTAAGTCTCCAGTATCATCTAAATCATTAAACACTAACTGTATTTTTTGAATATCATCATAAAAGTACTCTTCCAATAGAGGAATTACCGAGTTCCTTATGACTCCAGCAATTGCATCTGCTGTCGTCGCTCCAAGAAACAATGCGTGTCCTAACAAATGTTGTGAATCAAGTAAAAGTTCTATCCTTGAATTAAGAGTGTTAAATATTTGTATAAGGTCTACCCCATCAATATTATGAGAATCAAGTCCTTGTAATTCCATTTCATTTTTTATAATTTCAGAATTTGGAAGTATTGGACTAAATTTAAACCTTCTTCGAAGTGCAATATCAATCTGATCAATTGATCTGTCTGCTGTGTTCATTGTACCATAAACATTTACATTTGGTGGTACTGTAAATGTTGTTTTTGAATAAGGAAGAACAGCTGACAAAGCTCCAGATTCCCCAGCTCTCTTATCAACTTCTATTAAGCTAATTAATTCACCAAATATCTCGGAAATATTACCACGATTAATCTCATCAATAAAGATAGCATAATCTTTTTCAGGGTGCTTTGAAGCTTCATCACACAAAAATTTAAAAATACCAGGTTTTGGTGAGTAATCGATTGATTTTGTGGCAGCTATATACTCCGGCCTAATTCCCTCAATAAAATCCTCATATGCGTATGACTGATGGAATGTCACAAAATTATATCTTTTTGTCACAGTTGACTTACTTAGAAATTTAGCAAAAAAATCTGCACGTGCTTGTTGAACTCTTACTAAATCAACATACCATTCACTAGGTCCTATCGAAATAAAAATTCTTGGTTGCACTCTTGTAACTGCTGCAATTGGAGCAGGAGAAAGATTATGCTTATCCAATTCAGCTCCAACATTAATATTAATTCCTAATGAAAGCGAATCAACTTTCTTTTGAATTTCTGTTGTTGCCATTTTTCCATGATTTTGTAGTAAAATCAATGTTATAAGAATCCATTCTTTTGATTCACTAATAAAAGCGTTTTTTATCTGGGAATCATCAATATCATAATCAATATAGTCATTCATCAATGATTGTATAAGATATGTCTTTCCAGTTCCTGGAGGACCATAAAAAATAACATTCTTTGCCATAATCAAATTACCTCGTCAAGTATTTTAATCCTGGAAGGAAGCCACTTCCATTAACAACATTTGCAACACCAAACTTCGCATTATATACTTTTTTCATATTTTCAAATTTAGCCGGAGAAATGTAACCCACATTTTTCATATAATCCTCAACGTTTTTAATTCTCAATTGAGGTTTTCTTGGATCACCTCCCGCTAATCGATCCCTTGCTGTATTGTAATTACAATCAAAACCAAAATCCTCAAAAATCTCATTCAGAAAATCCCCAATATCATCATTTGGACAATCTAATGACAAATATCTTATTATAGCATTCGGAATACTTATATCGGGTGTGCCACGTCCATCAATAACACCCAAAATAAACGCTTTTTTCACATCTCTTGCTGATGCCAACAATACAGGCTTTAATGCTGGAATTTCATTACGCAAATCTGTCAATCCTGTTGACTCAAAAAAAGTACTGAATCCAGGAAGACGATTTTTACCAGAATCTAAGGATGTCCCTTTGATATTATCTTTCATAACTGTATATCCATTAACCTTAGAACTGATATTACTAACATAATCAAAATGCTCTGCTGTTTGTGCTCCTGAAGAATATGTAGGGTTATATCTTACTGGAGCAGCCCAATAGAGTTTACCACTACTACTGACTTTCTCATCAGCAGCATAAATTCCCCCTAAAAAGTATGCCGTCTCTGTTGTTAAGTACTTTGTGCCCGTGTTAATACCCGCATTGTAAATTTGATAACTTACCAATATGTTCCTTCCTTTCTATACCATCAACAGGCAGAGTCTAATCTCTGCCATAGTATGGTAATTCCTTAGTTAATAATAAGTTACTTATTCATATCTTTAATAATAGCTTCTGCTAAAGCCTTTGAAAGTAATGGTGGAACTGCATTACCGACTTGTTTCATCTGTGATGTCTTTGTTCCATAGAACCTAAATGTATCTGGAAACGACTGAATTCTCGCAGCTTCTCGAACTGTAATGGCTCTATTCAAATAAGGATGTGTAAATTTTCCCGATGAAGGAGTGTCAAATCTAGTCGTAATAGTTACTGATATATCATCAGCATCCATCCTCTCCCATGTTCCACTATAAATAGATTTCGTTAAATGCTCAGGTGGAAGATATTCTTTTCCACCTTTTGGTGGTATCATAGCTAATCTTTCCAGTGCAATTTTGGAGTGATTAGTTGCAATATGATTATAAATCTTTTCACTCCCTGTTCTCATCATTTTTTGATATTCTGAATCCACAGATTTTATATACTCTGCTACCTCCGTTCCTTCTCCTGATTTCAAATATGCTAAATCACTTATAGCATCCCATATAGTTGTTCTCTTGCTGACCCTATTTGGCATTTCAACCGGTTTATCTGTATTCTTTTTTCCTATAATAAAGGCTCTGTGTCTATTTTGTGGGACTCCATAATCTGCAGCACATAACACTTGTGCATTTATTGTGTATCCAAGTTCTGTAAACATTATTGTTAATTCATTCTTAAAAAATCCATTTTCAGCTGTTAATAAATTTGGTACATTTTCCATTATAAAATATTGTGGGGATACTTCCTTAACCACATCAATAAAATATCTAAACAGAAAATTTCTAGAATCATTTATCGTTTTTCTCTGTCCTTTTTGCGAATATCCTTGACATGGTGGTCCCCCAACACATAAATCAACTATTCCTTTATATTTTCCAAATGTCTCATGAATTGGAAGTTCTGTAATATCCGCAACAATCATATTGGGATTATTGCGATTTTTGATATACGCTTGAGCTATTGACTTATCATATTCATTTGCTATAACCACCTCAAATCCCATCTGTTCAAATCCAAGAGAAAGGCCACCTACACCTGCAAATAGATCAATCATCTTATATGTGTTCAACTTTATTCACCTGTTCTATCCTATCTTTTGTAATTCGGCAGTACTCTTCATTTATTTCCACCCCTATGAATCTTCTTCCATGTAATAGTGCTGCGACACCCGAACTTCCACTTCCACAAAATGGGTCAAAGACCACATCATTTTCATTTGTTAATAAACTAACAAATTTCTCTAATAGCTGAACTGGTTTCTGTGTTGGATGCTTTCCATATTTCTTTTCGCTAGATGGTGTTACAGAGGTTTCAAAAAAATCATGAATAGCTTTTCCATCATTATTAAATGTTCCAGTGTGTTTTTTATATGTAAAGTAAATCCAGGCTTCTGTCGAGTTAATAAAATGTAAATTCATATTACGTGGCATAGGATTTTTTTTATGCCAAATCCCAGTTGTTTTATAATAGAAATTGTGTTTTTCTGCCAATCTAATAATTGTTTCAACCTTTATAATCGACATAAACATTATTACAGAACCACTTTCTTTAATTATTCTAGCTAATTCAGCAAAAAGCAGATCCATATCTTTTTCCCATTCATTAAAGTCAAGGTCATCCCACCCGGCTGCTCCGAAGAAGTTTTCTCTCATTGCTTTTAAATTCGTTGCTCTATTTTGCATAAACAAACCCAAGTTATATGGTGGATCAGTCAAAACCAAATCTATGGATTTATCCTCCATCTCTTTCATTGCTTCCATACAACTTTTGTTATGTAATATATAATTGTCGTTCATACTTTCCTCCAGTATAATATAAATGCCGAATAATTACTCCTTTGCACTTTTCCCACTTTTTACCCACTCATCTAACTCCGAGCGTTTAAATTTCCATAACTTACCTATTTTTCTAGCAGGCAAATCTATATCTTTTTTTATCCAATTTCTTAATGTGACTACCTTAATGCCAAGATATTCTGCAGCTTCATCTATTCCAATATAATTATCATATTTTGCTTCAGTCATTTTAGTGCCTCACATACTTTCGCAGTCTCTTAGTTTCTTCTTTAGTATACTTAACAAGCGTTTACAAATCAACTTGTTTTTTGTCATTTCATTATATTTGATTATATTTGTTATATAAAATTGTCCTAAAAAAAGAGTGTAGACTAATTGTCTAACACTCATTAATTTACTGTCATTATTTTATTAGTATTGAACTCTGTTGTATTATCTAACTATCCTACTTATTACTGTATAGATGGAGACTACTAAAAAAATCAATATTAACTTGAATTTTAATATAACGGAGAAAGAGGGATTTGAACCCTCGCGCCGGTTGCCCGACCTACACCCTTAGCAGGGGCGCCTCTTCGGCCTCTTGAGTATTTCTCCAGATACAGAACTTTATGCTTATATACAATTTTTCTTAATTATAAATATGCCTTTGCTTTATGACAAAGCCAAGTATATCAAATACACTATCTATTGTCAACTGTCATCTTTTCTGTCTACTCAACCCTAGACATCTTTATGAGTGGATATGTTTCCACAAACAATAAAATAAGGGTTCTCTGGCAACAAAATCTCTGCTTACATTTTGCCACAAAAACTCCAACGCCAGGATACCCTTTGTTTTAAGCTTATTTAGCACTTTCTATTTCTGAACCCGTGACATCAATACTACTGTCTCGACGTGTTCTGTACATGAAAACATATCCTTAGCTCACTAATACAAGATATAAAAAGTATATACTCATTCTTTTAAATCCTATAATACAATTGATAATGCAACTTATTACATTACGGCTTTCTCATCACCTGTTTTTGGATTGGAGATAATAAAATGCACGTAAACTATAAAACTATCGGCAAGCGTATAAAGGAAACCCGCATCCAGCAGCATCTTACACAGGCTGAACTTGCTGAGATAACGGATATGTCTGTTTCCTATATTTGTTGTATTGAAAATGCAAAAAAACATGCAAGCCTAGAATCCTTGGTTCGAATCTCTAACGTACTTGGAGTTACCGTTGATGAATTACTAAATGGAAATCAGCTTCATAATCCTACTGAATACCAAACTGACATAGATTTATTGATGTCTGACTGTTCCGGATCAGAAAAACGTTTTATATTTGAACATATCAGCGCCGCAAAATCCATATTGCGAAATAACGGCTGGATACTGACTGAAAAAAAGGACAATTATTAACGATAGCAAACTTCTTATTATCAGATTTATATGCACTTGGAAATAGACCACAGGTTAAACACTTGACTCATGGTCTATTTTCAATTCTTATGAAAAAAATATAATAGAGCCATACTGCTTAAACAAGGGAAGGTTACTTATGACTGAAAATGAGATAAAGCAAGAAAGCATTGCTATACAAAAATCAAAAATCCGGGAACGATATAAAGGCATAAATTCAGATGAACTAGATATTATTCCCGCTTTGCCACAAGAAGATTTTTATGATAATCAAAGGGAAAAGCGTGTTGCTGTCTATGCCAGAGTATCAACCGATGATCCAAGACAAACATCGTCATATGAATTACAGAAATACCATTATCATGATGTTGTCAGCCGCCGTCCAGACTGGAAACTCATTGAAATATATGCCGATGAAGGCATTTCCGGCACCTCTCTCCAGCACAGGGATGCATTTGTAAAAATGATTACTGACTGTAAGGCAGGGAAGATAGACTTAATTGTTACAAAGAGCGTTTCACGTTTTGCCCGAAATGTTGTTGACTGTATCGGATATGTTAGACAGCTCGCTGCTTTACAACCACCGGTCGGAGTATTTTTTGAAACCGAGAATATTTACACCTTGAACAGTACGAGCGAAATGAGTTTATCTTTCATTTCTACATTAGCCCAGGAAGAAAGCCATAATAAAAGTGAAATTATGAATGCTTCAATCGAAATGCGTTTCAGAAGAGGTATTTTTCTCACACCGCCACTTCTTGGCTATGACCAGGATAATGATGGTAATCTTATCATAAATGAGGAGGAAGCTAAAATTGTACGATTGACATTTTTTATGTACCTATACGGCTACACTTGCCAGCAGATTGCCGACACGCTTACCAACCTTGGATGTCGTACTAAAAAGGATAATACAACCTGGTCGGTAAATTCTATTTTGCAAATTCTTCAGAATGAAAGGCACTGTGGAGATGTTCTTGCTCGGAAAACCTGGACCCCAAGTTACCTTGACCATAAATCAAAGAAGAACAAACAGGACAGAAACCAGTATCGTCAGCGTAATCATCATGAGCCAATTATCTCAAGAGACGATTTCATTGCTGTTCAACACCTAATCAGCAACGCAAAATACGGAAATAAAGGACTCCTTCCGGAACTTCATGTCATTACCGACGGTGTTTTAAAAGGATTTGTTCCTATCAATCCAAGATGGGCAGGATTCAAATCAAAAGATTATAAAGCAGCATCAGAAAGTGTTACTGAAGATGTCAACTCAATATCATCCTCCTGTATAACAGCTCAATCTGGAGATTTTGATCTTCGTGGTTTTGAAATAGCGCGAGCACAGTTTTTCGATACCGCTGATCGAATCAGTATGACATTTTCTATTAATGGAATCAAATTCAGTACAGAGGCTATTCGTAAGTTAAATGATATTGTCGGTATTGAAATGCTGGTGCATCCAACCAAACTCCTATTTGCTGTACGTCCTTGTACAAACGAAAACAGAAATTCCGTACAATGGGCCAGTCCTCAAAATGGTCGGATTAAGCCTCGCCTTGTCAGTGGTACTGCCTATTTATCCACTTTATATGATATATTCGGATGGAATCCAACCTGCAAATACCGCGTAATAGGAGTTCTTAAAAAAAATGAAAATACATCACTTATAATATTTAATTTACACGAAACGGAGATCTTAATTCCAAGTGATGTTCTTGATTCAGCCGATAAAAAAGAAAAAGAATCAAAAAAGCCATTGGAAGATATACTTCCATTTACTGAAGGTGCAAAGAAGAATGTCCTTGCTTATCCGGCAGATTGGGTAAATGGATTTGGTAACAACTATTATAGCCATTCGCAGGCTCGTGAACTTGCCGCTTTTTCAAATAATAAAGAATGGGGTGTTCACCTGGATGGAGTTCCATATAAAGAATCCGAACTGCAGATAACCGATTCAGATGATATTTGTAAAAGCATCGACGAATTAATGAATGATATGAAACAGGAGGTTAACCATGAACGAAACAACCATGTTGAATGATAATATTATTCAGAACACAAGTAATGAAATTATGAATAATACCTACAACCCAAAACAGAAAACAACCTCAAGGGAGATTGAAATAATTGAAGAGGATGCTTTTAGTTATGATGGTTATCAGGTCGTTCGTGGAGAGTTTTTTGCACATACATATGAACCATCCTTCACTTTAAGTAACTGCAAGGTCTCCTTAAATACCGCTTGTATAAAAAAGCTGCCTGATGTTAATTTCGTACAAATTCTTGTAAATCCTGATGAAAAAAAATTGGCTGTCAGACCTTGCTCAGAAGATGAAAAGGATTCCTTTCGTTGGTGTTCTGCCAGTGAAAAGAAACGTTCTCCAAAGCAGATTACGTGTAGAATGTTTTTTGCAAAGGTTATCTCACTCATGGGTTGGAGCCCCAACTATCGATATAAGCTATTGGGAAAACTAATAAGTTCTGATAATGAACTTCTTTTTATTTTTGATCTTACAACACCTGAAATATATATGAGTACGGCCAAAGAGGGGGAAAAGCCAAAAATGTCACGTACTCCCGCATACCCTGCTGAATGGAAGAATCAGTTCGGTTTACCTGTGGAGGAACATCAAAAATCCATTCAGGTAAATATTTTTGACGGTTATGCAGTCTTTGGTATCCAGGAAAACAGGAGGAATTTTTCCTCTTCTGATATTGAAGCAACGGAAAGTGAGGTAAAACTAAATGATTAATCAAACAACCTTACAACCGATTCTATCTATCGATCTTAAGAAAAATCGTATAAGAATTCACAAATCAACACTACATATGTTGGGAGATCCGGAATATATCCAATTACTTGTAAATCCTTCTGCTCGAATCATTGCTTTAAGACGTAGTATTCGTGAAGATCATTTGGCCCATCATATTAAACCTCAAATGCTATCAACTAAAAATTGTTGTGAAATTTATAGTAGTGACCTTCTTCGAACTTTACGAAATGTAAATTGCGGATGGCAGAATAAACAGGCATACCGAATTTATGGTGATTTAATTCAGAAAGAAGGGATTGCACAGTTTTCAATGAATGACTTTGTTTTAATGAACGAAATACAAGATAATATTGAATAGAGGAAAAAGTATGAACGACTATCGTATTCATAACCTTAAAATAGATGAGGAATTCAAGAACCTAATACCACGGCTTTCTCAAAATGAGTATGAGGAGCTAAAACAAAATATAATAAATGGAGGCTGTCGCGAAGCCATAGTAATATGGAATGAAATAATAATTGACGGACACAATCGATACGAAATATGTCATCAATGTAATATTTCATTTGAAGTATTAGCAATGGACTTCAGTAAACGGGAAGATGTAATAGCATGGATATGTTCCAATCAATTATGTACGAAAAACATATCTGATGAAACAAAAAAATATTTAATTGGAAAACGATATGATGCTGAAAAAACAATCGTTGCAAAATACCCCATTGGCAGTAATCCTTATTCAGAAAAAGAGTTTTCTACCATGTTGTTGAACGACGAAAACAACAGCAACACAACAGCCCTTCAGCTCGGAAAAGAGTATAACATCTCACAAAACACAATTTATAAATATGGTGTCTACGCAAGAACCATTGACATAATTTCTGAAAAAGATACTGATATTGCAAGAAAGATACTCTCCGGTAAATTAAAAATATCGCATGAAAATCTTATAGAACTATCACGACTTCCAAAGGAGAATATCAAAAATTTGAACAGTTATCTTTCCAGTGAACAAATAGAACATATCAGCTACTCAGAAATGCGCCATGAACTGCAATGGAAAAGACTACCTTCCCCACCAATCAAACCATCAGCTCATACGGACATTCAAATCAAGCAGATGCCAAAGTATGACCCGGATGCTGATATTTCTAGCCTTATGCTTACTATTCCATCCTGGGTTAGCTCCATAAAACGTACCCGATTATCTGCTAATCTCAGGCATGTATCGGATGGTGCACGAAACAAATTACAAAACCAGTTAGTCGACCTTAAAAATACGATTGAAAGTATGCTAAATGCCCTTGAGGAGGAAAAATAATGGACGAATTACTTAAGTATGTACCGAATGTACATTTTGAACAGATACCAATAAAGAACCTTGTATCCAACCAAGAATACCAACGAAACCTGTCAATTAATCATGTACAAAGGGCCGCTGACAACTTTGATCCGTATCAGGTCAATCCAGTAAAAGTCAGTCGCCGCAATGGAATCAATTATGTTTTTAATGGCCAGCATACCATCGAAATCATTGCATTGGTATCCGGTTCTCGCGAAACACCAGTATGGTGCATGATATACGATGACTTGGAATATTCGCATGAAGCAGATATCTTTGCTAACCAGATGAAGTATGTTAAACCGCTCTTGCCTTATGAAATCTTTATGGCCAATATTGAAGCCGGCAATGATAAACAACTGATTATAAAAGATT